TAGATGTCAACCGCATTGTTTATAATGTCATTTACAATTGTGTCCACAGTTGAAGATAAAACCGCTTTGTTTATCATTTCATTTACAATTTCATCCACAGTCGCATTCATATTACTTATATTTTCATTATTTTCAAACGTTTTTGGAACCGCCAGAACTGGAAGAATAACTGAAACCGAGGAAATCGGCGCCTTTCGCATTTTTATGATTACATAATCATCTTCGTCAAATTCATACTTTTTTTTATTTTCATCTGCGATTATTTCATCGATTATTGTTTTTTGAAGTAGTACTTTTTCCTCTAAATATTCTTTTACTCCAGATGAGTAACTTGCAGAATAACTCAACATATTATTTACAACATTTACCACATGATAAACCCCCGCGATTAAATAATATTGAGTATAAAATAAATATTTTTTTTGGTTTTTCAGCCTCTTTTTTCATTATTTGTAATTTTATAATCTTATAGAAATCCTTTATTTATTTTATTATAATTTTAACTTTATATAATAATAATAAAATAAATAAGAACAATTTGATGAATTGAAAATAAGTATTCAAAAAAATATAAATTGAAAAATATATATATATATTTATTTCTTGTAGTTCCGAGTGATTCAACACAACATGGAGATTGTCGCCGTCAAGGCGACGACGAAACAAGGAGCAGCAGCACAGCAAGGAGAAAAAGAAATAATGACAAAAAAACAGCTTGGACTGTTTCAAAGAGAAATGAATGAAGCACTCAGCAACAAACGCAACGACGAAATGCGCCGAATGGTGTACGGCAACTCCGCTTTGATTTCGACCACGCGTGAAAAGGGCATCATCACCATGACGTTGCGATTTGCAATTCAAGAGGGCGACGACGCTTTAATCGCATCATTGATTGGTCGCCTATCGATGAAGCGCGACTTTTTCGAATTGATGGTTTACAAAAGCGACCCAGCGTACAGCGCGCATTTATTTGAAACGCACATTGATTGCGCTGTGTTGGAACCAAAGGACATTCGATTCATGATTGAAAACGGCCTGACATTTTTGCTTCGTCATTTGGACGGCAAATTTCTGCATGATGCAGGCGGCACCAAATCTGAATTTGACAAGTGTTCGACTCTGAGTCGCTACTCGCTTCAAAATTGCGGGCACTACATTGAAAAAATCATGAAAGTCGTTGAGAGAAACGTCACGAAAGCCATTGCCGAAGATGAAAAGAAAAAAAAGAAAAGTCACCTTCCTCTTGATGTTGTGAAAAAACTGCAAACAACTTTCGCCGCCTACGATATCATAGTTGACGGCGGAAGCGTTTTACACTCGCGAAATGGTGAGCCCAATCCAAACGACTTGCGCAAAATGATTGACTTGTTGAAAACACGCGGTCACTCGCCGCTTGTTGTCATTCACGCATCGCATACCAACGTCAAACTGAACCCGACATATGCCTCTGAAGTGAACAAAATTCTTCAACAAGCTGGTATCACTTTCATTACAACTCCGTCGGGTTTGAAGTTGAACGATGACCTCTTCATTCTGCTGGCATACTTGATTCGCGCAGACCACGCGCTCGCGTGCAGCATTGTCACGCGCGACACATACACTGACCACATGGACATATTCAAAAACCCGCAAAAAAATGTGTCGGATGATTTCGGCAAGTATCTGGCAAATGATTTGATTTCATTCACGAATGATGCATTCGGTCATATGCACGTGCCACCCACCCAAACAAAACCATTCTCAAATTGCATTCAAATTGTGGAGCCGTACGCATACATTCCGCTCTTGCCCACAACACCAAGTATGTCATCCCCCGAATTTAGTCAAATACGTTTATAGGTTCGCTTCGCTTTAGGAACTCGGGTGCAAAGTGTTGCGCCCCTATTTTTTTTCTTTTATATTTTTTTCTTTTACATTATATATAATAAATAAATAATATTTATAATGCCCGCCAAATCAAAGTGTGTAAAACAGACCCAGAAAAAATACACGACAAGGTCATCTCCCCCCTTTCCTGCAAACGAATGTAAAAATCAAACAAAAAAAGGCAACAATGGAAAGTTTTTTAAATCAGCTGTAGACAAAAACGGTGTTTACAAGTGGATTGCACTAAAAATTACAAACAAGACTAGACGTAAATAATTAAATAATATTATATTTATTATATATCACACCTATGAAATTCAAATTTGAGTTCATTATTTTTATTATAACTGCCGGATTAATTATGAATACGTATCATGACGGAAAGTATTTTAAAATGGTTGAAACTGCAAACGCTCGAAAGTATATTAAAATGGCAACATTTGGATTTTTCGGATTATCCATGTATTTATTTTTAAAAAAGAACCCGGCAAATTCTCAAACAATTATGCATCATGCAAATGAACTCATTAAATATATGCCAATCAGCAGAGAATCGGCAGACATGTTGACCCCGTTGTTTGATATGACAAATAAACGCGCATTTTTTAGCGGAATTAACGGTAATGACAACGACGATGAAGCAGAAGATTGGTCTAATTCTAATTCAACTACATCTAAGCGACAACAATACAACATAAATAAAATGATGAGTTCAGGAGGAAATTCAGCGACGACTGGAACAACAATGAATGGTACCGGAATAAAAGCCACAAAACGAAGTGTAAGCGAATCAAAGAAAAAGTTTGTGGCAGCCCAACAATCATGGAGATGCGGCGACTGCAAACGACAACTGCCTAGCTGGTTTGAAGTAGACCACAGGATTCGCCTTGAAAATGGCGGTTCCAATGCAGTAGATAATTTAGTGGCATTGTGTCGAGACTGTCACGGGAAAAAAACAGCATTTGAGAATTTTTAACCGGAATAAATTTTATTAAAATGGATTCGATTGATTAAAAAATAATAATAATATAATATATCGGCATTTATTATTATTTTTATACAATTAAAATATTTGATATACAAAATGAATACAATTCAAGGCGAAGGCACGTCAACTGTAATGAAGTTTTTTTTACTTCTGACAGCATGCATTATTATAAATGTTTTATTATATTTATTCGAAGACAAGTGGATTGGTGGGTTATTTACTGGCGCATGGTTGTTTGCAACATTCTTGACATACTTGTATAATAGAGGGTTTGATTTGAATATAACAAACTACAGTATGACAACATTGTTAAAAAAATATTTTTTTCCAATACTTACATATCTTGCATGGATTGGTGTCATTTACTGGTGGGTAACGGCACAAAACGATTTAAGCGAGAATCCAAACCAAAGCCAAGTTTCCAGAAATTTTGCAGGCGTTATGACCGGGTTCATTTTCGTTTTAGCCGTAATAGTCACATATTGTTACACTTATGGTAAATCTGTAGGTTGGTGGATGTTGTCAAGCATACTTGCTTTGTCATTGGGCTCATATTTATACTATATATTCTATAATTTACTCGATGATTGCAACAAAAATATTTCAAAATCTAGTTGTTGGACATTTTCTGCCAATGTGACATTTCTAGGTTTTATTATAATAACCATCATCTTTGGTTTGTTATCAACAATTGATTCAGAACGTGCAAAATATATTCAATTTTTACCGAGAATTTTAGCAACCAATCCAACATCGCCAATGAGCATATTTTCAATCATTACTTATTTAATGTTGTGGATTTCATTCATCATTGTATTTTTTCGCCACGACTCAAAATTCGGCGATGAAGAAGGCGACCCTGTGAATGCAACGTTTACAGCAATTGGAGCACTCATGTTGATTTTATTAGTTTTTAAAGAAACATCAACTATGACAACATTTATAAATAAATTCATAAATATCATATTTAATCAATCCTTGTCTACAACATTGTTACATGTATCAATCATAACAACTTTAATAGTATCTATTTATTTTACTTCAATATACTTGGAATCTAATCCTTACAACAGTAATATTGGCGGCATTTGGACATTGTATATAATACTATGGTTATTATTTATTGCATATTTAGTTTTAATAGGTAGGGCATATTATTTATCATAGGCAAGGCAACGTCAAGAGCGTGAACTATTTATAATGTTCTTTAGTTATTTAATATAATAATTATAATTATATATAATTATATTAAAGTATATACTTTTCTATCCATTTCATTTTTTCATTTTTTTTAATATTTTCTATTTAATATTATATTATATATATGTCCATGTCCCGTTATCAAAATTTCAAAGACACAGTTAAAGACACAGCTAAAAACGTAGGTAAAAACGTAGGGGAATCAATTAAAAATTTGGGGTCAAAAATAAATACCGATGCAACTACAAATATTTTACAACTAACACAAAATATTTCACAAAATGCACAAAGTAAATATATAATATTTTTAATTTGCATTTTAATATTTTCTGGAATATCATATGGTTTAATTCACAAATTCATTGGAAATGAATGGTTGTTTTCAGTCTTTCTAATTTTAATACTTGCATTTGCAGCCACATTGCGCTTTATAATAAATATATCAACTATTTACGTCATCATATTTTTATTGGTATCCATAACTGGTTTACTTTTTCTTCTTGTAAACAAACTTGCAGGAATTATCATGTCCATAATTATCGGAATGGTGCTGCTTCATTTGCTATACATTGTGGTCGTAAAAGGTGTGAATATCAACGAATCCGTCAACAACTTTTTTAGCGGCATGTCGGTGTCATCCACAACAGATGCGTGGAACTCACTCACAAAAATAACCAGCTTCTTATGCAGCTATTTCGTAAAGGGCTTTTTGGTGCAACTTGTGTCCAAGTCAATGCTCGTTATTTTCCTGATGTATTTGGCTCTAGTTGTATACATTTATACAAAACAACCGTACCAAATTGTGTCTGATAATAAATCAATTTTCTTGTGCATATTCTTATTCATCGGTTTTGCACTTTTATCATTGCTTGTCATGGGATTTGAAGCATTTGTGCCTTTTATAATATCATTTTTGAAATACACAGTACTAATCGGAATTGTTCTAGGAATCATTCTTGCAATTTTGCACGTCTATAATAATGTTCCCATGATTGCAAACACGGTATTATTTGCCATAAACATTGCAATACTTGTTGGAATTTTTGCCATGGTGGTCAAATTCATTGGTGCGGAAGCACCGGGTTATATTTCCGGACCACCCACCTGGTCAAGTCTATTTTTTAAAATGCTTATTTATATACCTTGTTTGTTTTTAGGCGTCGTTGACTTCTTCAAGACAGAATTAAAATTAGCACAAACACAATGGACATATTTTATTATTCTCATTATTGAAATTATACTGATTGCATTACTGTTTATTCTTCCCAAAGCGTTTGATGCAGTCGTTAATCACAACGGCGAAGTAATATTGGACAGCGTGTTACCTTTGAATGTGACAAACAAACCGTTACAAGTAACCACCACAGATTCAAATAATGTCGAGACAAACTCTTTGACACCGTCACTGGCAGACAACACTAAAAATGGTAATCAGCCAACTTACAACTATGGAATATCTGCATGGTTTTATATTCACCCACAACCGTCAAATACAAATAGCAATTATACAACTTCTACTGGTGTAAGTATACTGAATTTTTCAGGAGCTCTGACCATAAACTATGATGCATCTAATAATTTAATAAACATTATAGTTGGCGGCGCAACAATCCCACAGACGTCTCAACCAAAAAGCCAAATTCCTTTGCAAAGATGGAATCATTTATTTATAAACTTTAATAACAGTGGTATAATGGACGTGTTTCTAAATAATCATTTGGAAACTTCAGTGCCAAATGTGATTCCCACACTTCCAACGAGTTTAATTGTAGGAAGTAAACCGGGAATATATGGCCAAGCATGCAATGTGGTTTATTATCGAAACGTTTTAGGAAGTGATGGAATTTCGTGGATATATAATACTCATAAATATCTAAACCCACCAACAAGTCCAAACTTTTAATTAATTTATTTTACATTTATTACATTTATTATTTTTATTATTTTTATTATTTTTATTTTTATTATTTTTATTTTTATTATTTTTATTTTTATTATTTTTATTTTTATTTTTATTTTTATTTTTATTTTTATTATTTTTAGGAATATTCTCTCTTCTCTCTAAAACAGAAATTGTAAACTATCTTTTTACACAAAACATGCATGCATACAACTATACATGAATCCATATAAATGTGAGAATTTTTTACAAGTTATAAAAAAGATAGTTTACAATTTCTGTTTTAGAGAGAAGAGAGAATATTCATAATAATAAAAATAAATATAAATAAAAATAAAAATAATAATAATAATAATTAATAATAATATAATACACATTATATAGGTCATTTTATCATAATACATAATATAATATGGATTTTTCTTGGACAACGATTATTATTGTTATACTTTTAATTATTATTGTTTATTTTGTTTGGACAATGTTGTCTTCTTCTTCAACCACGGTTTCATCGGGGGGTCAAGATGCATCTAAACCAACACCAATGACTGTAACTGCGTCTTACTCTTTTACAATATCCACCTGGGTTTACGTAAATAGTTGGAAAGAAACGGTGTCTCAAAAAAATATTATAACAACACCAACAGGTGGCAGCAATCCATTTAATTTAAGTTTAGGAACTAATGACAATAATTTATATGTTACAATTGGAGACCAAAATATACCAATATCTCCAGCAAAATCAACAATATCAATTCCACTTCAAACATGGGCGTCCATCATTGCAACTGTAAATAATGGAAACTCGTTGGACATTTATGTGAATGGTAAACTTGTCCAAACAACTGCTTTAGATGAAGTATATAGTTTACCTGCTGGAACGATAAATGTGGGTGGCGGAATTGATGGTTATATTTCTTCAACATTTGATTCCAATCCTTTCGGACCGCAAGACGCTTGGAATACTTATTCTAGCGGATATGGAAGCGGCGGAAGTTCTGTTTCAGACTTTTTTAATAAATACAAGGTTCGATTCGCTTTTGTAAAAGATAATGTGGAATTGTCTAGTCTTGATATTTAATTGAGGGAACCCAGGTTCCCTCACACTTTCCTCCTTACATTACAAACTAAATGAGGTTGTTTCCTTTTGTATTTAATCATAATTAAATTATAATTATAATTATATATAAAATAAATAATTATAAATAAAACCTTGAAAAATGTTATTTTATGGAAAAGAAATAGACATATTTTATATTATTTTATTTGTCATTTTAATTCTAGTTGTTTATATTTTATTTTCATTTTACACGCAACAAAAACAAACCATTGCGCTGACCACTTCTTCGCAGCCCATTTTAAGCGCGGGTCCAATCGTTCCGATACCCATTCAACCTGGCGCAAATTTGGAAAGGGGCGCATTTGCAATATCGTTATGGATAAATATAACTTCGTGGGTGCCGCCAACAAAAGTCGATGCAAGTTTCAACATACTTACGCTGAATAATGCAACCACAACCAACATATTAACATCATACATTGATGCAAGTTGCAACTTATTTATTTCATCAACTTTATTTACTCCAAAACAAACATATCAAATAATGTCATCTCCCTTGCCAATAAAAGAACCGATAAATATAATTTTGAACTACAACGGCGATGACGACTACAATGAAGATGAAGGTGAATTCTTGAGAGACTCTGACGGAAATATTAAAAAAATGAATAATGGAAAACCCATATCAATATATAATACAGATACTGGGTTCTATTATAATAATCGTGCTTTAGATGTATTTATTAACGGCATGTTGAACAACACAATTATTTTGAATACTTCATTAAGCAAGGACAAAGGAAATGCGTGTAACAATAATGTGTGCGTGTCATATTTCGATGACGCATCCATGAATTACTTTACCAATGACAACATTCAACTTTTGATTGGTAATGTGAGTAGTACAACTGTCGTACCTGGACCCGTTGGAACAATATCAAATGTTAGTTTTATTAAAGGCGGGTGTTCAACTGAAGATGCTCAAAGTATAAACGACGGTGGAAATTCAAGCAGCATATTAGACAATATTCTTTCATATAAACTCCGATTCAGTTTACTCGAAGACGATAAAGAAGTAAAAGTGTATGATATTTAATTAAATATTGAATTATTAAATTGATGCAAATGTAAATATTCAAAAAACAAAATCACAACATGCAAGCTGTTTATTTTGACGATATTTATTCAAGTGTATAAAGCCGTCGAGCGGATATTTTCTATTTTTTACGTAGTAGTTACTTGATGCATTTGTTCCCTGAAAATTTCCGGCATTTGCCATTGTTGCTCCATATGCCAAATAAAATGAAAACCCGTTGCTTGTAATAGTGTCTGCTTTCAATTTTTGAAGACGTGTGCTTCCTGAAACGGCACCTTGTTGCGCAAATTGCGTATTATTTGGCTTATAAACTGTGCTGCAATAGCTGTTGGCGGGTTGATTTAGCGCGTTATTATTATACGTTTTAGGATTTGAACAATTTTTAGACTGATAAACTTGGGGACCGTTGGGTTCATTTGTTGGGTATAAGAATTCAAACAGAATATTATCGCTAGCATAATACACGCCATCCGCCTTTTTTGTTGTTGAGAGTCGTTGAGCTGCAGTTCTGCATCTGGACTGCAAATAGCCAGATGTGGTTTCATAATAGGACTGGCTCAGCGTGCAAATGCCCGACCTGATTCGATTATTTTCAGGATTGCACGAAATGCGCACTGTATCATAAACGCTGGTAATTATTTCATAACTTTCATCAACATTTACTTCATCTTCTTGGTCCGGAATCGTTGGAGCAATCGAAGTTATTGGGTCAACATGATAAATTTCTGGAACTGTGGGTTCATCATTGTTATAATCAATGTCGACGATGATTGGAGCCCCCGGAATATCGATAAATATTTCCTCAATAACTGGAGTGCTAATAAAAAAAGTTGGAACAGATATTGCACCATTATTTTGAATCATTTCTTCTTCATCACACTTATTTACTGCGTACGCATCTTCTATTTGAAATGAATTTCCGCCCGTCTCAACGCATTTGCACGATTCTGCATTTGTTTTGTAAACGGTTGACCCCGGCGTATCCATTAAATTCACCGTCGCCATTCGTTTTTGGCTAGAGTTGTCTGTTGACGGATTTGTGGGAACCAGCTGTCTGCGCCAATGCTTCAACGGGCGCGCTTTAAAGTTCGGTCCTATAAAATCGCCCTGATTTATATTGGATGGAACATTGTTTGCATTTGGACGATGCATGCCGGGAATAATGCTGAATGCAGTATCCGCCTTGGTTGCATAATGCGGCTTTCGCGTAGTCCTTAAAGTATTTGAAGTTCTAAAATTTTGTGGATTATTTATTTTTGGAGTTGTTGTTGCCATTGTATTATTGTATTATATTATAGTAATTAATTATTATTATTATACTATAATAATTAATTATTATTATTATAGTATAATAATTAATTATTAAGGGGAACATTGGTTCCCTACCTTGCATACATGAGTCCGCAAGTTCCGCCCACAAATGTGAGCATGTTGAATCTCTCCTCAAAAATTGTCAGGTTGTAATTATAGTTGTAAATTCTCCACGTCGGCTTATTCACACCAATCGGAAAATTGGTTTCCGGGTCACAGATTGTCAAGAAATTTGCGCTAGGGTCCAGCGGTGGATAAAACGTGGTAAATTCAAGCTCAATCGTCGAAAACTTGCTCGCATTTATCGCTCCCGATGGCTGAAATTCTGTAGGCTCAGTATTTAGGCAAAAATTGTAACAATAAAGCCCATCGGGAGCAGAACCGCGACTGCTTGTATATTTTTCGAGATAGTTATAAATTCCGGCATCAAGCACGTTCTCTCTATATTTTCCGTCTAATAAAATTCCCAAATTTAATAAGATATCTTTTTGGTTTTCGACGCTGAATGCCTTTGTGATAAAAAGTCCGGTGGGTTCATTCATTGCGGGGTTCCATCCGGGCCCGTAGCATGCGGGCGACGTCGGCAAGGGCGGCGGCGGCAGCGGACAATTTTGCGGCGGAGTCCATGGGCACGGATCGGTTTCTAAATCAATTGGCGCGGGAAGTAATCCAACCGGTTTGTAATTGTAAGGCCAATTTGAATAGTTGCTCCATTCATTTCGCAAATACGCGTCGCTTCTTTGGAAATAAAACATCCAGCTGCTTATCATTCCAAGCGAACTTTGAAGCCAGACGCGCCGACTTCCTGTAACATTTTCATAATTCCACTCGTAAACGGACTTGATGAGGTACTGTTGGGGCATGGATGCGAATTGTTTGGCTTCATCTCCAGAGAGAAAACAGTACGTTGACATGAGATGAACGTCTGCATTCCAGTCGCTTCGAGTTGAGTTGCCATAATTAAGTTCAACGTTGGGAGGCGGTTGTATAAATCGATAAAACTGTTGCAAGTTATCGTTGAAATTGGGTTGAATATAGTTTGGCGTTGTGTATTCAGGAAAGTGAGATGGCAGCGTGTCCTCTCCCGTGTTTACATTGGAAACATCGCGAATTACAAAGAGGTCTCTTACCGGTCGAAGCGTGATGTCGATTTGAAGCGTGTTGTATTGCAATGCAACCAAGGGGAAGGCCATTTTGCTGCTCAGTGTAAACCAGGCATTTATGGGAATGTAAAGTTTTCTAAATCGTATAGACGGCTCAATTCCTGCCGGTTCATTTGTATAATTGTAAAATGCATTTGGGTAATTTCCGTTATTTGTAGAAAAAAATGCTGGGTTATTCAATTCCGGTACATTTCCGGTCATTCGATTATAAAGGTCGCGCTGTGTTCCGTTGAAATTACGCTGCGTGAGTGCCAGCAAATAACCGCCTGTTAGTTTTTGAAGCGTCTGCCCTCCAACCGATATTGTAATGTCTTTAATCATTTGTGTTCCCAGGTTTTCAATCCACTTGAATTCATACGGCGTCCACGATTCATTGCAATTCGTCGGAGGTAATACGGGACTCCAAATATTTGGAAGTGTTATAACAAGGTATGTGTCCATCAATAATTCTGCATACCGAGGAATGTAAAACGTAAATTTAGAATCTTCGCTCATTCTCAAATTTCTTTGACCGTCAAAATCAATTCTAAATTTTTGTAAACCAAAATTTGTATATTTTGCATACGTTGATTTAAAAAATGTTTTTTTAGGATTCGAATTTAAAATGATGTTTTGATTTCCATACGCGACCAAATTTAATAAACCTCCTGCCATTGTTTCGTTGTATGTGTTGTGTGTTGTTCTTAATAATATAATTAATGATATAAACTATATATATAAGAATATTGATTCTAAATAATTAAAAACAATTTATATATAAAATATTGATTATTAATTAAATTCGTTGATTAATAATTAATTGTAAGTAAGTATTTAAGTAATTAACTATTGCATCATAATTTAATTATATATACAAAATATAAGATTTAGAATATATTAAAATAATAAAATATAGATGTCGTCTGAGAATTCTAAGAATATCGAATCTTTTAAAAATGAAGTCATGGGACAAGTGTTGCGGTTTAAAAGTATAGTTTCACAAGTTCCAAATACCATGTTGATACACGTCATTGGTTGCACATTAATTTTTTTCATAATGGGGTGCATGGCATATTATATTTATTACAAATACACGCTACTTCCAAAAAGCTGTTCACGTTTAAATAAGAAAAAAGCGCCAGCATTAAATTCAAACTGGATAACAGCCGCTTCATCAGACCCGTCTTCCCAATTTTTATTGAGAGACTATTACGTAAAAAGCGCTTACAATTGTTGCTCAACTGGAAATTTTTCAAATGATTTTGTAAGCACTTGTGCTCTTCAAAATGCAATAAAAATGGGATGCAGGTGTTTAGACTTTGAAGTTTATGGGTACAACGGTCAACCAATCATTTCCACATCTTTGAGCGACGACAAGTGTATTAAGGAAACATACAACTCTGTTCCATTTGATGAAGCCATGAGCAGCATTGCAACAAACGCATTTAGCACAAGCTCAACCGTGTGTCCGAATCCGAGCGACCCTCTTTTCTTGCTTTTTAGAATAAAAACAAACGATGTTAATGTGCTCAACACTATGGCCGAATCAATAAATTCAAATTTGAAAGACATGTTGATGCCAGAATACAATCACGAATTTGGCGGGAAAAATATTTGCGCTGAACCTGTGCAAAAATTTACTGGTAAAGTTATTATCGTAGTAGAAGCCAACCCGCTTCTTTATCAGCCGGGTGCTGAAAAAATGTACGAGATTACAAATCTCACAAGCAATGCTTTTTTAAGAATATTAAAAGTATTCGACGTTTTGAACAGTCCCGACATTACAGAATTAACAACGTTTAATAAACAGTACATGACAATTGTTATACCAGACGTTTCAATGTCGGTAAATAATTATGACCCAATGCCGCCGTCTTTGGCTGGGTGTCAAGC